AAAAGTCTAAAGCTCATGTTTTAGAAAATATAAAAAGACTAGGAAAATCTGGTATTTGGCTACAAGTTAATGTGATGATGCATGTTGACTACTTTGAAGAAGTTAAAGGCATTTGTTATATGCTCAAAGACTTAGGAATTGTACATAAGCCAATACCAATCGGCGACGGCGCTATCGAACGTAGTGGTTGGTTTAAAGATACTGACGGCTCGATGCGTAGAACTAGTCATAGCTATAGTGAAGAACAACAAGAATGGTTCTTTGACTATATCGGACAACCTAAACCTGCAAAGTCTAAAACTGAAGGATCAGCAGTAGGAAGAGGATGTTGCGGTGGGCGCTGTATGACAGGAAAAGTAGACGATAAATGGGTGCCTATAAAACATGTTGATAATCGGTTTAAAGGATGGCATTGTTCAGTCAATCGATACTTTATGCATATTGACCAACATTTAAAATTAGTATATCATCACCAAACTTGTCAAGCATTGCATGGCAGTAAACGCGGTCCGTTAGGTAGTTTAACACAACCTGATAAAATACTAGAGTATGCTAGAACTGCTGTATCTAGTGGTCCTATTATATGTCCAAACGATCGTTGTGGATGTGGGATGTGTGTACCGAAAGCAAAAGAACTAAATGATTATAACTCAATAATTGCATTAAACGTTTAGTTTTCGTTTATTGCATACTATTTCTTCATTACATCCGCAGATATTTTTAGTACATACAACAGGTGCAATAGTAGGGTTAAAGTTATTAACAAAGTTTTTGTCATGCAGATTATGGCCGCCGAGTATTTCCTGTTGACAATTACCCGTAATAACTCCACTCGGATATATTTTTAAAATGTCTACACCTAGATTACATTCCCAGCCTTTAAAGTAATTTAAATTATTTCGAGTTAGCCAACTATCATTGTCTACAACAATAATTTCATTGTCGTCTTTTGTAATAGTAACCTTCCTTCTAGGCTTTTTAGCTGTGTCATTGTACCATTCTTGTGTAGGGTAACGTTTAATACTGTCGTCAAAATAAGATAACTGTTTTTCTGTGTATCTATGTGTGCCATCAAAGTGTACAATTTTAGCAACGATTGGCCATAAATGTTTACTAGTTTTAAGTGTGCTTACAATGTCTAAACATTCTTCAAATGCATCTGGATCCATCAATACATCAGCATTTACAAATACACCTTGTTCATATAATTCGTCACATACTTTAATTAAGTGCGGCACATTTGCAAATTCTCTGTGGATACTTACACCTACATGATCAAAGTTTGAAGCATGTGTTTTCCACCAATTAATTTTACGGGTACCGTTTGTACTCATTTCAATTAGTACATCATGATTAGTTTTTAGATGCAAGCATAATTCTTCTAGACCTTTCCATAGTGTCGGCTCGCCTCCTACAAAGAAAATATTACTTTTAGTTTTTCCATGTGACTTGTAGTGTGTTAGTAAATGCGATAGGTTAGTTTTTATTAATTCAATATCTGGCCAAGGCATATCACCTTCATTACTTCCTGGAAAACAATAATGACATTTATGATTGCAAAGATTGCCCGGCATGTATTCTATACGCAACATGTCGCTAGATTGATTGTTTTGTATTTGTTTAATCATAACAAGTGTGCTAATTCAGGAAATACTTCTGCTGCACTTAATCCTCGTATTGCGTCTAGCTTGTTTACATACTCTTTAAATCCAGGAAGTAAATGACTATTATCTTCTGCATTCATATGATTTAGTACTGCTTCCCAACGTTTCCACCCATAAGGATTATGTTTCCAAAAGTCATCGTCTTGTCTATAGTTTTCCCATAGCCAATCTTTAAACTCCATAAATCGGCGTTCAACATCTAACTTATCTTCTTTAGGAAGTATTTGTATGCTTAAAAATGTTGGAATGTATAACAAGTGCATATTAACTAAGCCGCCTCCCATTTGTACTCCGCCTGGAACTGTTCCTTCGTTTAGTTTTTTAAATCCACTTTCTATCTTCCATTTCATAAAGTCAGGCAAGTGCTTTATGTTGAATATTTGTATTGCTGTTGCTAAACTAGTTTGTATATTGTCTGGAGTATTGTCTAGCATGTGCAAAGTTTTTTCTACTGTTTTCCAATCAGTAGGATAACGTATATACTCATCACGCCCATGGCTTGCATCCATACTTACAGCAAACTTAACTTTCTTAAACTTACTCCATAGCTCAATTAAATCGTCATCGACTAATAAGCCGTTTGAATTATACCGCAGTAAAATTTTATCTTGATATCCTTGTCGTACTATTTCTTCAATAAACATCTTGTGTTCTTTAATCATTAGAGGCTCGCCTCCAGCAAAGTACACTTGTTTTAGATTAGGAATTTGTGCGTACATTTCTTCCCAGAATGTGTCTTTCTCATGCCACTTATTATTAAACTGTTTCTTATCCCACTGCATTTGTCGTATAACTTCAGGATCTTCTAACTGTGGCATTAATTTTTTATGATCCATTACCCACTTGCTCGAATCATGCGGACTGCACATTACGCACTTAATATTACAAGTATGACCCAATCGCAAGTCTAAATAAACTAACTCTTCTGGTACTGTGCCGTCTTCTTTTGTTTGTTCAATTAAATATGGTATATCTACTCCATTATTATCTCGATGCCATGTTCCTGTTTCCCATATACGCTTACTTACTACACCTACCTTTTCTTCTTGGAAGCACTTTGTACAACTTGCAGGTATTTCTCCGTTAAGCATAGTTGTCCGTACACTTTTCATATAGTCGTTGTTCCACGCTTCCATTGGAGTTTCTCTGCCAAAGTTTGCAGGCTTACCATTTTCCATTTTAACAAGTCCAACAGTATGGTCATCGCCTGCACCACTTGCATTAGACGAACAACATAGACGCATATCGCCATTAGGACGAGTAGCAAAGTGTATCCAAGGCAAAATACAAAATGTCGGTGTGCCAGACACTTGTGCTATTTCAGCTTGATACTTTTCTAAATCAGACATTATTCGTTTCCTTATTCATAGTTCAGTATGCTCTATAAACTGATCTTTTGGTTTACTAAGTTTATTTACTCCGCAAGTCCTAGCACATGTAATTAACTTTTCTGCGCCCCAATATTTGTTCCAAACAGTTTGCCAAGCATCGGAATCTATTACTGATTGTACAGTATGCTCTAATGCGTTTGTATTTCCTAAATCATTAATTAAGTCAGCGTACTGTTGTTCGATTTCTAATCTAATAGTTTTTGTAGCATCGTTTGCGGCTGCATAGTTATAAGGAATACTTGCTAAGAAACAACAAGGCATAATCTTCTTATACGCATCTATGTAAATTTCCTTTGTTTGTGTTACATAACAATCAATCTCACTGGCGTCTACAATATCTTTATAATTATCAATTACGTCTTGTGTAATGAGATTAATTTTGCTTCCGGTAGGAGGCTCTAAGTAACGTGTTGTATTGCCGGCTGCATCATATACTGGAAACTGTTCAGTAGCAACAAATCTAGCACTGTCTTTATATGTAAATCTAGCAAAGCCGTGTTCTTTAGCAAGTGCTTCTGCTGCTAATAGCTGATGTTCATTGTGTTTAAATTTAATGAATGCCCATTCTGCTGTTCCGCCAGCATTAATAAACGCCTTTGCATTTTCTAATACTTTGTTAAAGTCTGTACCAACACGATATAAACTATGCGTGTCTGCTAATCCATCAATTGCAAAAATAACATTATGCTCTGGCGGCAATGCTTTTGCAAGTTTCTTCCACCAATCTGTATTTCGTGCGCCGCCGTTAGTGTGTATTCTAATATATAAATTAGGATTAATATCTCTACTATAACCGCACATATCTATTAGATCATTATTAATAATAGGATCGCCAAAATTTCCACAAAGATAAAATCCTTTTAATTGCTGTAATACTTCAGTAGTTAATATTTGCTTAAAATCCGTTATTGTCCAGTCTTGATTTTTAATTAATGGGTTTTCTAAGGCGCCGTGTATATTTCGGCTACACATCGGGCAACTTGCTTGGCAACGATTTGTAATTTCTAAATGTATATTTTCTAATTGATTAAATTTAAACATTCTTCTTTTTTCCAATAATCATGTAGCGTGTATACTTAGGAGTTTCAAATTTACCTCGCCATAAAGGCTTAATTTTACTCATACGCATAAAGTCATCTGCGTCTGTTGCACAGCGTATGTGTTCGTCTAATTCAAAATAGTTATTACTCTGTATTACAAATAATGCATCGTCTGGTTGATTACTTAACCACTGTTCGTATTGTTCTTGCGTAATGTGTTCACAGCTTGTGTTAATAATAATATTTGCAGGAGATGAATAGTCACACATATCTGCTGTTACTGCGGTAAACCGTCCTTCTATTTCTTGACGCTTGTTTACTGTATACGCTGTTTCTTCACATACAGGGTCAATGTCTACACTTGTAATATGCTTAATGCTTAAACTGCTATTAAATAAAATACTAGAAAGTACACCGTTCCATCCGCCGTATATTACAATACGAACATCGTCGTCAACGTAGTTTACACGTAATGCATCAGCAAGCCATACTTTGCTGTTGACCTGTCCTTTCCAAAAACTTTCTAGAGTACGGTAGCGATCTTCACTGTTGCGAATAGCATCCATCCAGAATAGCACATCTTGTATTTCAACTTTCATACTTTACCTTTGGTATTTTACTATCTGCACTACTTACACAAGTAGGAGTAATACATTTACGCGGGCCTTTAAAGAGCTCAAAGCCGCCGTCTAACGTGCCTAAGTGTTCGTCATGGCAACTGTAGCTGCGCTTAACTTCATTCTCTCTAATGACGCATCCTTGATATCCTGCATTACAACTCCAGCCTTTGAACTTGTTGAATCCAAAGGAATTAAAGCGTTCTGCTTGGTCTATGTAATAAATGTTACCGGCTTTGTCTTGTAATTCTACCTGTAACAACGGTATTATTTTTTTAAATTCGTCTGGGATTCTTTGAGGGAATCCTGTTTGCAACAAGTTGAGTTGTTCTTTAGTATACCCAGATACCACACGGGAGGCGGTAGGATCGGATTGGGGCTTGACAGTGACATTAATACCTCTGGCAGCAAATCGCTGTAGGCGCTCGTAAAGCTCTTCAAACATTTCTGGCACCATAACTTGATTGATCGTAACATACACTCCTGCCTTCATGAGCTGAAGACACTTATCTCCAAACTCTTGTTCATTTGCAAACTCTGCGTGATAGCTTGCAGTAATACTCCTACGTTGCAGACTGCTCGTAGTTTCTAGCCAGTTATTCCACCATTTGCTTCCTGGGCTTAGATTGGTTGTCATGTGGATACTTTGGTATTCAGGAGCTGTATCACTACAGTAATGGTCTATAACCTTCCCAAAGTATTTATATGCAGTAGGTTCGCCGCCACTAAAGCTAAAGTGAAAGTCGGTAAACCCATTTTCTCTTGCTTGACGTTTTATTTCGTCAATGGAATTTGTATATATTTCTAAGTCTTGGTGGTCAGGCGTGCTACTTCGAGCATAGGGCCAGCAATAGCTGCAATTGTAATTGCAAAACCTTGCAAGGATCCAGCTAACTGTGAACAAATTTGTGTTTAGTAGAGTCTTTTGACCAAAACTTGTTATGTCGTCAAACGGTATGTTTTGAAAATTGTTCATGTAACCACTCAAAATTGTTTATAAGGCTAATATCGCTCCTATTAGAAATCCCAAACTCCCTACCAACATTAGCGCCAGCAATAGCGTAATCGCCATAGCGTCTCTCAATGCCTTTTGTACACCAAGTATCAAGTCTTTGTTCTGTTTCTTCATTATTTTGCCTATCGATTATTTTACTACTCAACTTTGCACATTCTCTAAATGCACTTTTCCAAGTGTTAAACGGATCAGTATTAAAAGCTGTGATGTTTGCAACTTGTTCTACCGCAATAAAATGTGGACTAATACTTGTAGTCATGTCTAGTTTTGTTAAATCCATGTCTATTGTTAGTTTACGAGGAAATAATTTTACTCCTCCGTAACCGTACACCAACTCATTGATAGGATTTTGGCTACGCCATACGTGTACATGATCTAATTGATGTTCAGGAACAACATAATCAAAGTTAAAGTCGTTCAGTATTATTGCATCGGCATCTACAATCCAACACATTTTAGTAAAGCATTTCTTTGCAGCTTTAATGTGTGCTTGATGTATTCCTTTAACGCCATGTACACGCTTAGCCATAGGAAACCTAGCCTTAAGTGCAGCGTAGTTCGCATCTGCACTAGGTTCTTGATAACTTATGAATACAATATCATACATTACTATATACTATTATCGCTATATCATTTTCTGTTTGATTAGTTGATGATTCATACCTAGGGTATGTATAATTAACTTCCAAGTTATACTTACTACAAAAATTTTCAACAGATTTCTTTATCGAAAACGGTGGATATCCGATATCATCTATAATAATTATACATTCATTTTTATTATTGAAAATAAATTCTAATTCTTGTTCCACAATATTACCTCTATGATCTCCATCAACAATAATTAAGTCAAACGGTGTAATATCAAGGTGGTATAATTCACATTGTTTAATTTTTAGATTGCTTATGCTTTTATTATAAAGATCTTGTATTTCTAACATAGTATCAGGATAAATTATATTAGGTTTATATCGTTCGTATAACATTTCTAATATATGTACATTTCCGGGGTCATTAAAATAACCATCAAATTCGTTAATATCAATGCTTGTTATTTTTACATTACTCAATGCTTTTGCTATTTTGTAAGCGGATCCGCCTGCAAAGCTGCCAATTTCTAATAAATTTGTAACTTGATGTTTTTTACACAAATCGATTATAACATCTATTTTAGTATCAAGTAGCGATACAGGATCATCTAGAAGCATTTTAGTAAATTCTTTTGTTAACATTTTATTAATCCATTATATAAACTAGGCCAGATATCTTTATAACTTATGAATACAATATCATACATAGTTAATTATACTATATTTTTAATAACTTGTCAAGAACTACCATCGATCTTTTATCGATATTTGTTCATTAAATGTAAAGTTAATTTTTCGATGTTCGTCTAAATCCTTTAAAAATTGATTCCTAGATTCTTCGAAGTTAGAAATAATTTCACCTTTGTTTCCGGGTATTGATTGTATACGTGCATTTTGGGCAGCTATTGAAGTTTCGTTGGAATAATCAACATATCTCCAGGCGTCGTCTGGCTGTTTAAATGAATAATTAAAGTTTGCTGTAAAATTTCCAAATCTGTCAATATTAAACGACCCGTCCATAATTACATCTCCAGCAAGTCTGTCACCGAATACTTGATAAGTATCACTTGGATTAATATTAAAAGTTGCATCAAATGCGCCGCGGGTCCTCCAAAGTAATCTCATTAAAGGCCATACTTCGTTCATTAAACTATTTGCAAAGTTTGTAGGACCGTTGTCAATAATATCAAAATCAAATTTTTCATATTCAACTGATATATTTTTGTTTGTTTTAAAATCTATTGAACAAAACCTAGTAGTATCAAAATTTTGTAAAGTGTTTTTCTTATCAAAACTTGTAGTGTTTTCTAACAAAATATTAAAATATATAAGTCTAAGCATTCTGTGTAGTTTAGAACTAGTAAAATCTGAACTAATCCAGTTTTCTAAATAATAAGATTTAAGCATACCATATTTTGTTGAATTTTGTGATACAATGGTGTCTGGTGGTTCGGTAAATCCGTGTCCAGTGGCAACTGCTTGTAAATAGTTACTATTACGATGGCATAGAGTTAATGATTCGTATATATCTTGTAGTTTTTCTGTAGGGAATCCTACTATCCAATTAGTATGCGCTTGTATACCTACTTTATGACCGAGCTCTAAATTACGTTCAATAATATCTACAGTAATTTTTTTGTCCATGTCTTCAAGAACTTTATCAGATCCCGACTCGATACCGTAACTAAGGTGTTTACAGCCGCTTGCTGCTAAATCATTAAAATATTCTTCGTCCATTGCTTTGTGACATCTAGCATACCCTGTCCATCCAAAGTGTATACCACTAGCAATAATTCCTTTACAAAACGCCCTTAGTTCTTTAATATTACCATTTACTAAACTATCAAGGAACCAAATAAAATCTATACCATATCGTTCATTAAGTGTAAGGACTTCGTTTAACAGACTGCTTGACGAGCGTCCTCTAAATTTCCAAAAATGTGTTTCACTACAGAATACACATTTAGCTACACACCCTCTACTAAATTCAGTATTAACTCCGTTTGGCATATTATATTCGCTTATATCAAACGAACTATAATCAGGCATTGGCATAGTATCTAAGTTAAGTCGCATTCCGGGAGGCTGAGTCAACACCTGTTGTTGTTTGTTAATATTATTTTCTTCAATTTGACTTAGAATACTTAACAGCAGTTGCTCGCCTTCGCCTGATACTACATAATCATAATACCATTGTTCTTTCCCGGGCGGAAACGTATGACATTGAGGACCGCCTACAAGTATTTTAATATGCGGATATCTTATTTTTATCTGTTCAGCCATCCATTGTGTAGGTTCTTGATTACAGTAATATAAAGTAAATCCTATTACATCAATTTTATCTTCTTCGATTGCAGTAATATAATCTTCTAACATTAGTGATAAATGGTTGTGAATCGAATCGTGATAAGATTGTCCTGTCCATCTCCATTCTTGACTTCCGTGCCAGGGATCAAAATCTAAATTCCATTTTTTTGATTTCCGGTATGCTTTGATATTCAAGTCAACAGCATCAGATTTATATCCTGCATTTTTACATACAGAAACTAATCTTGCTAAATTATAAGGAGGAAAATTAGGCGCCCATTCAGGCAACAAGAAAAATCGAATCGAAGTGTCTCTTGTTATATTTTCTATTTGTAATTCTTCTAGATTTTTTTGAGGTTTAGATTTAGCATAAGGCAGTATTGCTTCCATTACGGCCATATGCTTATCGTCAAAATCTCCAATTTCACTATCCAAGTAAGTTCTCCTATATAGTATGTATTTTAAAAGCCGCCGAGTTTTTTATGTTCTGGCAACAATTTAATTTCTTGTTTAGAAATATTTAAACCCCTTAACATTTTTTTTCGGAATGGGGTATGTACAACAGAATTATTACCTTTATTAACATCAAGAAGGTATAATGTCTTATGGAATCTTTTTTTACTCATGTTAAGTAATTCGTTAATATCTCTTAAAAAATACGTTTTTAAATCTAAATGTAATAGTTCAGTTATATTAGATCGAGCTACGCTTGCATCACGCCAAGGAAGCATTATACATGGTATTCCCAATGTATGTGCTAGGTGTAAAATTCCGCCTTCGTATCCAATAACTGCACGACATTTCGATAATAGATTAAGTTTTTCTTGTATTGTAGTGTGTACAGAGTCCATAGTAACTATATCGTAGCCAAATTTTCTTGATAATTTAAAAATTTCTGAGTATTGATCTAAAGTATACATTTTATTAAATGGGTAATTGTTTGCTGTATCATCTACTAGATACTGTGGTAAATCTTGGTACATACTAAGGCAGATATACTTGTTATCTTTATATTTAATATCTTTTTTAATATAAGGAGAACATAATTTTGTATGATCTTCAAACCATATTTTGTTATCTATTATTTCTGGTTGGCCAAGTATAATATTTAAATCAAGATTGTAATAATCTACAAAAAATTTAAAGTTATTGTATTCTGATGTATTTTCGAGAAACTTAACTGTATCATATTGAGAATCAGCAATGGCACTAATAGTGCAAATTTGTGTGCCTAGTCCTTTACACCAGTTATATGGGATAGTTATAATCATTTTTTAATCTTTCATACATCCATATTGCTATTTTTTTATGTCCTTCGGCACTAGGATGACTCTTTCTAGTAAAATATATTTTATATTCTTCAGGAGGAGTCCATTTATTATGATCTTTAGTTGCTAACTTTTTTGTTCCTAACCAATTATCTATTAGCACATCTAACAAAGTATTGTTAGGTTTATTTAACCCTAAGTAATTTGCAAATTGAAATTTATGGTTTTCTTCTAGAGGACAATCTTCCATAAAGTTATGGAATGCATTTATTTTTATAATTTTAATATTATAGAGTTTTTCTATTTTTTCTATACTGCTCAATAGATAAAACATATCTACCGTAGGCACACAATGTATATTTTTCTTGCTGAATAAATCTCTATCGCCCAGTGTTGGTCCTCTAGTATCTTTTACAAATTCTGGATAGTTAAGTGGTATTTGAAATCTATCTCTTAATGGAGAACTTATTCCAAAAATTACAATATCATCTTGCGCAATAGATGCAGCATCTTTAAACAACTTATCT